GCCCTCTACTCCCCCCGCATTTTTTTCACATAGGGGACCCCCGTGATCGTCTCTCCCACCAGCTTCCTTGCGACCCTGTCGTTTCAGGATCTCCAGGTTCTTCGGGAGCATGTCAGGCGCACGCACATGCGTGGCTGGAAGCCTGAGTACCGCACGGACCAGGAGTGCGACCGGATCATCGACGTGATCGGGCCGCGTGTTGCCGAGCGATCGCTCAAGGAGGCGGTCGATCGCAAGTGGTCGGATTGGCGGAGGTCTGCATGATCGAGCGGCGCCCTTCTGGCGAGGTGTGGAAGAGCATGGACCTTCCCGAGAATGCGTCGCGCAAGGACATCGACGCGGCGTTCGGGGACCTGATCCTGCAATGCCGTGGTGATGGTGGCGTGAAGCTCCTTGCCCAGCGCATCCACTACGAGCCTGACGGCACCCATCGCCTGCTGGTGAAGATGGGCAAATCGAGGAGGGTGCCGGCCGATGGATGATGGAGAGATCAGGGAGCTGGCCGAGGGGCAGCACCAGATCGACGCTGCGCGGTCCAAGCGGCGCCAGGTGCGCTACAAGACCCGCGGCTACTGGTCCGAGCTGTCCGACCTCCGTCGTCGCATTGACGAGCTCGAGAAGCGCCTTGTCCTGCTGGACAGGCTCAACCGGCGCTTCCAGAGCCAGGTTGAGTGGCTTGAATCCAGCTTCCCCAAGCTCAGGGAGCGCCGCCTCCAGATCGAGTCCGAGGGCGGTTTCGACTACCTGCTCGAACATGACGCTCCGCGTCCTGTCGGGCGGCCGCCGCGATCGTTCTTTGAGGGCAAGGTCTGATGGCCGAGCCGGTCAGGATCTCCTACAAGCCCCCTGGCCCCGTGGGCCGGGACTTCATGAAGGACCTGAGCTTCGTGCGCGGCATCCGCGGCCCGATCGGCAGCGGCAAGTCCGTCACCTGCTGCATCGAGATCATGCGCCTTGCGCTTGCCATGCCGCGCAGCGGGCGGTCGAAGAAGCGCCAGTCCCGCTGGTGCGTCATCCGCAACACGCAGGGCGAGCTGCGCACGACCACGATCAAGACCTGGCTCGACTGGTTTCCCGAGCACGAGTTCGGGAAGTTCAACTGGTCGCCGCCCTTCACGCACAAGATCCGCAAGGGCGACGTCGAGATGGAAGTGATCTTCCTGGCCCTGGACCGGGAGGACGACGTCAAGAAGCTGCTGTCGCTCGAGCTGACGGGGGCGTGGATCAACGAGGCCCGGGAGATCCCCAAGGCCATCCTCGACATGCTGACCGGCCGCGTTGGCCGCTTTCCCAAGCTTGCTGACCTTGACGGCCAGGACTACCGCGCCTGCATCTTCATGGACACCAACGCCATGGAGCCAGACCATTGGTGGCCCATCCTCGCCGGCGAGGCGCCGATTCCCGAGGACATGGACCCCGTCGATGCGCTGACGCTGCAGCGCCCCGAGAACTGGCGGTTCTTTGTCCAGCCCGAGGCCGTCGTCGAGAAGATGGATGGCGACGCGATCGTTGGCTACGAGATCAACCCCGCGGCCGAAAACCTTCCCAACCTGCGCCCGGACTACTACTCGAACCAGATCGCCGGCAAGACGCGCAGCTGGATCCGCGTCTACCTCCAAAACCGCCTTGGCTACACGCTGGACGGCTCGCTGGTCTATCCGACCTTCTCCGACGAACGCCATGTGGCGCGCTCCAAGCTGGTGCCGCAGGAGAACCACGTTGTTGGCGTCGGCATCGACTTCGGGCTCACGCCCGCGGCCATCATCGGACAGAACGTGATGGGCCGCTTCAGGATCATGCGCGAGATCGTCGCGACGTCCATGGGCGCCGAGCGCTTCGCCGACCAGCTGCTGGCGGTCCTTTCCCAGCCGCCTTTTGCCGGCATGCAGCTTGCGTTCTGGGGCGACCCGGCCGGCGACAGCCGTGCGCAGACCGACGAGCGCACGCCCTTCGACATCCTGCGCGCCAAGGGCATCAACGCCCAGCCAGCGCCCACCAACGACTTCGTGGAGCGGCAGCAGGCGGTCGAGCACCTGCTCAACCAGCGCATCGGCGACCTTGAGGTCTTCTTGCTCGACCCGTCCTGCACGATCCTGCGCGCAGGCTTTGCCCGCGGCTACCACTACCCGATGGTGCAGGGTGTTGGCGGCAAGCGTCCTGCCGATCGACCGATGAAGAACCGCTACAGCCATCCCCACGACGCCTTGCAGTACCTCGTCCTTGGCCTTGGTGGCGGCCGCATGCTCCTCAACCGAACGCCCGTCGCCAAGCCGAGCGTTGCGGTCGTCAACACGCGCACGCACGGCACGGTGATGGATCGCCTGACGCGCAGGCTGCGAGGTCGTGGTGGCTGAGCCGTTCCGCGAATGCGACTTCGGCCTCGACATCGTGACCTGGCACGTTGCCTTCGGCGATTTCCATCCCGGCACGCGACGCTGGTGGCATCTCTTTGCCCGCAAGGGATGGCGCCATGTGCTGGTGTTTGGCTACTCGCGTGGCGGCTGGGTCGTCATCGACCCCTTGATGGGCCACACCGACGTGCGCGTGGCGATGGGCGAGGAGGTGGATCGCACGATCGCCGTGCTGAAGGCTGGCGGCGGCCGCATCCTGCGCGTGGACAGGATCAAACGCTATAGGTGGATGCTGCGCGGCCCGGTCTATTGCGTGACCACGGTGAAGCACCTGCTCGGCATGGGTGGCTTGTCGTTCACGCCAGAGCAGCTCTACCACGCACTCATTCGCCAGGGCGCGACCGAGGTGTTCCGATGAAAGCTCCCAAGATGCCCGCCCCCGACCCTGCGACCATCGCCGCGCAGCAGGAGGCAAAGCAGCGCGCCGAAGAGGAGCGCAAGCGAGCCGAGGAGGTCGCGGCCAGCACGGAACGCCTGCGCTCGTCTGGCGCCATGGGTCGCCGCTCGCTCTTCAGCGCCGGCGAGTCTGGCTACAACTCGATGCTCGGAGGTTGAAATGCCGTCTGTCGCTCGCAAAGCCAACAACTTCTTCGACAAGTTCAACGAGATCGACTTCAGGAGCTTCAAGCGCGACACGCGCATCGAAAACGACGAGTTCTTGAAGAACCTCTCTTCGGGAGAGCCGGCAGACACCAACCTGAAGCCGATCGGTCCCGAAGAGGACGATCCCGTTCTTCGTGGCATCCACCAGCTTCATCGCAGGATGCAGGATCTCGAAAGGTACATGAAGCCGAAGTGATCGTTTCGCCATGAACCTCGAAGAGATCATCAAGCGTTCGCAGAAAGCGCACTCGACGCACGACCAATGGAAGACGCTTTGGGACGAGTGCTACGAGTACTCGATGCCGCATCGAGCGCGGTTCTTCTCGCACACCAACGGCCAGAAGAACACGCTGAACCTCTACGACAGCACGGCTGTCACGTCGATCCACGAGTTTGCGTCGCGCCTGCAGGCTGGCCTCACGCCAACCTTCTCGCGCTGGTCGCGCCTGCGGCCTGGCCGCATCATCGACCCCGACAACGCCAACGAGATCCAGGCCAAGCTTGACGAGATCGGCGAAGAGGTCTTCGCGGTCCTCCATCGCTCGAACTTCGACAGCCAGATCCACGAAGCCTACATGGAGCTTGGGATCGGCACGGGATCGCTCATCGCTGACTACGATCGCGACGACGTCATCCGCTTCACCGCGGTCCCGCTCACGCAGATGGCGATGGATGCCGGCCCGTGGGGAACCGTCGATGGGCGATTCCGCAAGCGCAAGATCCAGGTCGGCCTGATCGACAAGGAGTGGCCTGGCGCCAACATCCCGATGGAGCTGATGGATCGCATGGCGAACCGTCCGCTCGACGAGATCGAGGTCAACGAGGCGACCTTCCGCGACTGGTCCAAGCGCGTCGAGACCCATGTCTACGTCGTGTGGCTCTCGTCGCCCAAGGTCGAGATCCTGCGCACGACCTACAGCGGGGCCGGCGCCTGCCCGCACATCAACTTCCGCTGGTCTGTCGCTGCTGGCGAGGTCTATGGCCGCGGCCCGCTGCTCAACGCCATGCCTGACGTGCGCGTCGCCAACGTCATCGTGCAGCTGAACCTGGAGAACGCCGAGCTTGCGGTGTCTGGCCTGTGGCAAGGCGAGGACGATGGCGTTCTCAACCCCAACACCATCACGCTGCTGCCCGGGACCATCATCCCCCACGCACGCGGATCGCAGGGCCTTCGCCCCCTCGAGGTGCCAAGCCGCTTCGACCTGTCGCAGGTGATCCTCAAGGACCTGCAGGCCAGCATCAAGCGCGCCCTCTACGACGAGGCGCTCGGCCCGCCCACCGGCACGCCCATGTCGGCGACCGAGGTGCAGGCCAGGATGCAGGATCTCTACCGGCGCATGGGATCGGCCTATGGCCGCCTCCAGCGCGAGCTGGTGCAGCCCGTCATCCGGCGCACGATCTGGCTGCTCAAGCAGACCGGCCGCATCAGCCTGCCGTCCGTCGATGGCGACCTCGTGGAGATCAAGAGCGAGAGCCCGCTGGCGTCTGCCCAAAAGGACCAGGACGTCCAGCGCATGATGGAGTTCGCCGGCGCCCTGCAAGGCACGTTTGGCCAGCAGCTTCCGCTGATGATGCTGATGGAGCCCAACAAGGTCGCCAAGTGGTTGGCCGATCGCAAGGACATCCGCGCCGACCTCTTCTACACCGAGGAGCAGCAGCAGCAGATGCTGCAGCAGATGCAGCAGATGGCGCAGCAGATGGGACCGCAAGCCGAAGGCGGGGGAGGAATGCTTGGATGAATCGGAAGTCGTCGCCCGGCTGAGGTCGACCCTCGCAAAGCCCGCCGACAGCGGCGTCCACCCGCGCAAGGTGGAGCTGGCCGCTCACTCCGCGCTGTCGAAGCCAGACGGCGCGATGCTGCTCGAGTACCTTGAGCAGCTGACCTTGCGCACCGTGCATCCGCCCGGGTCGCTCAACGAAGTGCTGCAATACCGCGAAGGCATGCGCTTTGCGGTATGGCTGATGCGTCACCTGATGGAAAGAGGAGCCATCGATGTTCCAGCGAAATCCCTACCCGAGAAGCCCTGACGACGCGTCTGGCGCCCCCGCGGCCGCGTCTTCCGGCGAGCCGCCGCCGCTGAGCGGCACGAGGTCTGGCGGCCTGACTGCCGGAGACCAGGCCGCGATCGCCGCGCAGCGCGCCGCCAACCCGGATGCCCAGCTGCCCGATGGGTGGCTTGCGATGGAGAAGCGACCGGACTGGCTGCCCGAGAAGTTCTATGATGCCCAGCGCAAGGCCGCTCGCCTGTCCGACTTCGGCAAGGCCTATGGCGAGGTCGAGCGCAAGGTCTTCACGCGCAGCGACGACCTGCGTCGCCAGGTCGAGCGCGACTTCGAGGAAGGCCGCATGAAGGCCCGGCCCGAGAAGCCCGAGGGCTATCAGGTCAAGCTGCCCGAGGGGTACTCGAAGGAGAACTTCGAGCTCAACCTCAACGAAGCCAACCCGATGATGAAGTGGTGGCGATCGACGGCGCACGAGCTGGGCCTGAACCAGAACCAGTTCGAGGCCGGCATCGCCGCCTACGTCGATGGCATGGCTGCGGACATGCCCGACATCGACGCCGAGGTGAAGAGCCTTGGCGAGAACGGCATCCAGCGCATCGCCAACCTCCAGAAGGCCCTGACCAAGACGCTCGGCGCCGACTGGGAAGTGCTCAAGCCGCTCGCGACTTCGGCCAAGGCTTTCGAGGCGCTCGAGAAGCTTGTCGATGCACGCCTCATGGCAGGCAACCAGCCGCAGGGTGCGCCTTCGGCACCGGCCGGCGATGGGCGCACCCGCGAAGACCTGCGCAAAATGATGATGGACCCGCGTTACCGCGACCCGTATCGCCGTGACCCGGCTTTCGTGCGCGAAGTTGGCGCTCTTCAGCAGCGTCTCTATGCAACCGGCGCATAAGCGATAGGCGCGGAGACAAAAGGCGGGGTACGGCGAAGGAGCAATTCGCCTACCCGGCCCCGTTTCCGGGAGCCCCGGCCCGCAAGGACCAACCGGCGGCGACGTGAAGGGACCAACCGGCAGCGCGGTTCAACCCAACCTGCTCAAGGAGATTCCTCATGTCGACCTCGATCGACAACAACTTCATCAAGCTCTTCGACGACGAGACCTTCGTCGCGTTCCAGCGCGATGGTTCCCAGCTGCGCGGCACGATCCGCGAGAAGATGGGCGCCGGAAAGACGTTCCAGTTCCACAAGTACGGTTCCGGGACGATGTCGACCAAGGGCAAGCACGGCGACGTGCCGGTCATGAACGTCGACCACACCAACGTGACGCTCACCATCACCGACTACTACGGTGGCGAGTACATCAACGACCTCGACGAGCTCAAGACCAACATGGACGAGCGGCAGCTTGCCGCTCGTCC